GTCGTGTTTTAGGTTTTTTTGTAATCCCGAATTTTTCACAAATTAATTCGTTTACTGACCCGAAAGGAAATTTAATTGAAGTTACGTTATCGGTTGAATTACTGGAAAGCTTTTCAGATAATCCGTTACGTGAAGCGGAATTACAGGCTATTCAAAATTCATTTGCTACTTCTCAAAGAAATTCAAATGTGCGTTCTGTATTGCCTCCTAAGTTATCAGAAGGAATGGGAATGACTGCTGAAATATCAAAAATACAAACATCGGCAACGGTAACAGGAATTTACACAGCAAAAATTGAAGCTATTCCGAGCCGTTCAGAATATTGGAGTGGAAAAATAAACAAGTCGCTTACTGATATTGAAGGCAGATTAACCACGGTTCAATCCATATTATCAGACGCTTCGCAGTTGCAAGACCTGGCAGAAGATATGCCAGCAGCTTTAAATGACGTTTATGTAAGAGTTCAAAATATGAAGGCTGTTCTTCCTGTTACAGATGTGAACAGTTTTAAAATATTAAACCAGCAATTAAGCGGTTCAATAGTAAATCTAAATTCAACAAATTTAGGTATTTCTAATAATTCTATAATCAGACGTGTATAATGGCTAATTTCGTTGAATACGTAGCAAAACAGGGAGACAGATGGGATACCATAGCTTTTAAGGCTTATGGCGACGCCACTTTGATTAATGGAATTATAGAAGCGAACCCGACAATAGTAATTTCGCCTATTTTAGAAGCTGGAACACGTGTAATTGTGCCTATTTTAGAGCAAGGAGATATTCAGATTAATAGCGAATTATTACCACCTTGGAAACGATAACAAATGAACGTACCAACTCCAAAATATACCATACTTTATAACAACCGAAATATCACAGAAGATATTTCCAAATACCTTATTTCTCTAACCTATAACGACAAAACGCAAGGAGAAAGCGATGATATTGAAATTGAGGTTGAAGATGTTGATTTACGTTGGCAAAACGGATGGTATCCTGAAAAAGGTGCTAAATTAACTGTGACTATTGAGGACTTAAAATGCGGAGTTTTTGAGATTGACGAAATTAATCTTTCAGGACCTCCAGACGTGGTGACTATTCGAGGCATGGCAACTGGAATCGTAAATACTTTACGTACTAAAAAATCAGATGCGCACGAATCAAAAACTTTAAAACAGATTGCGGAAAAAGTAGCTTCAAAAAATAACCTGACAATTCAAGGAACTATTCCTGATATTACTTTCGGACGTATTACCCAAAACAAAGAAACTGATTTAGCGTTTTTAAAGCGAATTTCTCAGGAGTATGGGGTTTTGTTTGCTGTACGTGAAAATGTCATCACATTTACCTCTATTTACGATATTGAGAGCCGAAATACAAGTTTCTCAGTTGACAAATCAGGTATTTCAAGATATGATATTAGAGATAAAGCCGACGGAATGATTAAAACCGCCTCGGTAAAATCTAAAAACCCAAAGAAAAACGAGCCTGTAACAACTAATTTGGAGTTTGAAAAATATAAAAATGAGCAAGGATATACGAGCGATAGCCCTGTTAACCAAGATTCTGGCGTTACGCATACAAAAGCTGAAAATAAACAGCAGGCAGAAGCGAAAGCTAAGGCTATAATGCACTTATCGGCAACTAATCAGCAGGAAGGTAATTTGGAATTTCAAGGAACGATCCTTGCAATTGCAGGCAATAATTTTCAAGTGACTGGACTTGGTAAATTATCAGGAAAATACCATATTAAAAGCAGTTCCCATAAAATTGATAAATCAACAGGGTACACCGTATCAGTTGAAATAAAACGCTTAAATTCGCCTGCAAAATCAGAACAGATAACCAAGCCAAAGAAAAAACAGCAGTCGAATAATGTTGACGTTAGAAATTTTAAATGGCCTGACAGAAAATATCCTTATGGAAATCCGACAAAAATTCAGGATTAATTTGGTATATTAAATTTAATGTTTATATTTGAGCTTTAAATAATAACTTAAAAACTTATCATATGGAAGAAAATCAAAATTTTGGACAAGCTACTGAGGCTTTAAAACAAGGTAAAAGAGTTTCTAGGCAAGGATGGAACGGAAAAGGGATGTTTATTTTTCAGCAAGTACCATCAGATATTAACGAGGAGATTGTCCTAAAAATGCAATCACTTCCGCAAACTGTAAAGGATGAATTTGCTAAACGTGGCGGTAGTATTCGGTATAAAAACCAATTAGCCATGGTATATCCAGATAATACTATTTATGGATGGGTAGCTAGTCCTTCCGATGTTTTGGAAAACGATTGGTGTATATTGGACTAAAAAAACAACTAAATTTTTTAAAACCTCAATATTTAATTTTATTGAGGTTTTTTTATATCTTTACAAAATGCTAAGATTTGGAAAAATAACCGAAGTTCAGCCCGAAAGCGGTTACGCACGTGTAACATTTACCGACGATGGTATCGTTTCTGATTGGTTGCAAGTAATCACACTTGGAGCAATTAAAGATAAGTTTTCATATACTTTTTCAACAAACGAACAAGTAGCTTGCTTAATGGACGAAAATTCAGAAGAAGGTGTTATTTTAGGTGCTTTATTCAATGAAAAATCAAATCCAGACGGTGGTGGTGACGGTATTTTTAGAGTTAAATTCGATGATGATTCAGTTATTGAGTACGATCGAAATTCTCACGAATACAATTTGAATATTAAAGGGAAAGTAAATATTACAGCTGAATCAGAAGCCAATATAAACGCAGAAAACGCAAATATCGTAGCTACTGCCGAAGCAAAAATACAAGCTCCTGTTATTAAATTAATCGGAGCGGTTGCTGTTACGGGGGCAATTACAGTTTCAGGAACTTTAACAGCTCCAGGAGGCGCTGCGATTTCAGGAGACCTAAAAGCAACAGGAGACGTTCAGGCGGGTACTGTTTCTCTTAAAACGCACAGGCATACAACAACAACAAACGGAAGTCCAACGAGTACACCAATACTATAATGGCCACTAAATTAGAAGATATAAAAGCAACGAATTGGCAACTATCCACTCAAATGATTGGACAAGTTGTTGAAGGTATTAATGATATTCGCCAATGTATGGGTATTATTTTGACCACAACGAAAGGGAGCGACCCGATGCGTCCGTTGTTTGGTTCTGATATTTGGCAATTTATAGATTCACCAATAAATACCGCTGTAGCTAATATTTCGGCTGAAATTTTAGACGCAATAGGTAAATGGGAACAAAGAATTATAATCAAAGAATTGACTTATAATATTTCAGGCAGTAGGATTGATTTTGAATTAATTGGCGAATTATTGGAATCAGGAGAAATAACGCAAATATTATTTTTCATCGATAGACAAACTCAGATTGACCCTCCATCAATGGGGCGTGCATTTAGTAATGGTTTCGATTTTGGATTCTCTTAAAATATAGATATGGCAACACCTACGGAAAGACAATTATTAATAAATAATCTGATAATCGATAATAATACAGGTCAAATTTCACCAGCTAAAATGCGTGAAGTTCTGACTGCTTTAAACGTTGCTATTGTCGTAACTGAACCCTCGGGAGTTACCGCTGTTTTGCCGTTGTCGTACAACAATTTTACAAATCAGTTTTCTATACAGCAGGCAAGTGAATTGCAAGATGGGTATTTAACTAAAGAATTTTTTGAAAAATTCAACAGCGCATCAACAGCACCACAAGCCGACAAAATAACAATTAAACACAAAGGCTGGTTTGACGGGAGTAAAAATACAGGCGAAAATATAGAACTTGGAGACATTTGTTCAGGATGGAATACAGACCATACCGAATTTATGGAAGCCGGAAGATACATTTTGCTCGGTGACGATCAGGATTTCTCTAATTACGAGGTTCTTAGTTCTTACGGAATGGCTTTAATACCTTAATTTTAAACTGAATTTATCAAAAACTAAATTTTATACAAGAATGAAAAAACTATTTTTATTTTTCACCCTACTTATTGCAGGCATAACGGCAAATGCTCAGTACGCGCCATACAATAACCTAAATTACATGAAGCTTTTAAAAGTTCCTCCTGCTGGAGCT